TTGGCAAATGCATTTATAGTAGAATATTCAGGGATTAAACCCGACGAATATTTAGTAAATGGTGACGATATTGTCGCACATACTAATCCTACTTCTATTGCAAATTGGAAGTCAAATGCACCAAGAATTGGTCTCTCTTTATCTTTAGGAAAGAACTTTGTATCAGATAGTTTCTGTACTGTGAACTCCCAACTCTTTGTCAGAGAAGGAGATCATATGCACATACAACATACTGGGAAAGTTTCCCTACTAAAGAGAGATGGTTCCTGTATCGGGGATACTTATGCAGATTTTCAGAGATTTTACGGAATTGAAGATATTTTTAGAAATACCTTTATTCGTAATAACTTGGATGTTCTTTCGAACACTCCAGCTTCTCTGAATGTCCCGCGTTCTCATGGAGGTTTAGGTTCTCAATTTGTTCATGGAACAGTTGTTAACCAGAGGTTAGCCAAAGAAGTTTGGTTAACTGAACTCCATAAGAAGGTATTCCCAAAGGAAAATCAACTTTTTGGAAAAATGACCGGTTTTAGACCAGTCAGATCTCCCTATCTTGTTATCAATGATGATGAGGACCTTTTTAAGGACCAAGATTCATCAAGGATTCTTGATAAGGTTAGATCGTTATCCTTACCTAAAGTCATTGTGGAATCTTTTGAGATTTCACCGGAAGTCACTAATCGTGAACTTCGAGACTTTAGAAAGGTAGCTTTGAAAGAAGATTTTAAATCGTTCCAAAAGATCGTAAATGATCCTAAGATTCGAATTAAAGACCTTCCTTCATTAGAGAACATAAAGTTTCGTACCTTTTTTGTAAAAGAAAAAGACTACAAAACTTGTTCAATGCAGCTATTAAATAACTTTTTGATAAAATTGATTTCCTGTTGTTTAGATGAAGACCTTCAAACGTGGTATAATGTGGACCTTTCAAAGGATCCTTCAAAATACTACATGGTCTTCACTGAACACGAACAGGAACAACAAATTGTGAAAGAATCGCGAAAGCAAATGCGAGAACAAATCTACGATTTGTTCCAGGAAATGATCGATGATATTGAGGATGAACTCGAGTTTGATGATAAAGACTGTCTAAAGTCAGACTTTATCCTCACACACGATGATCGCCTTCATGTTATTGAAAATAACCGAGAACTTCTCGAAGAAGATTATTCTCCACTTCAGCCTGAGATATTGGCTGGATTCTCTCAAACAGTTAACGAACTGTAAAACGTTACTAGGTTGACATATATAATGTGTTTTGCCGTTCTACACCTACATCTTCTGGACGTGAGATGTAAAGTAGACAAATGACTTTGTTGTCTTTACCTGAAAGGGAAGACAACTATTCATGAAGATAGATTCCCTAATTTTAATGATAAATTAGGAGGGTCGATTGGAGGTCTGGGTAAATTATTACCAACTCAAAAGGACACAATCTATCCTCTTCTTTTATTGTCATAATTATATGATATCAGATTGAAGACGTTGCTCCTAGACGGAACAAAGTTCATGCAATCAAGG